GTAACTGGGGACGTACTTGTACATATTTAGAACTCTGCATCTCTCGTAACAACCCGCTGCAGCACATTGAGAGGATGCCGGCTGACTTGGAAGTAAACTTCTGGAATCCACTTGAGGAAGATTTACGTGAGGTGTTAACATTATAGGAGGTATGTATGATAAAAGTAATTAGAGTTATAGAATATACTACAAATGATCCAGATAAAATTCTCAGTCAACTATCAAAATCTTTTAAAGATGGTACACGGAATCTTCTTACTACCATATCTGTTGCAACAATTACTATAGATTGTGACGAAGAATTAAAAAATAAGATCCAATCTATTATTGATAAATAGAATCTAAGAAGGAGAAAGTCATGTCCACTACAGCAATCCCCCCCAACCATAATCTCGATCCTGCTGATGCCATCGCCCTGTACAAGGGCCAGAAGTCCATGCTCATCCTGTGCATCGGAAAGAGTGGCCGTGGCAAGTCCACAGCCATCCGTAACTTAGATCCACAGGAGACCTTTCTCATCAACATTCTCGGAAAGCCTCTCCCATTCCCAAAGGGTGGTCGCTACCAAGAGAAGGACAACATGCTAGTCTCCACCGACGCTGCCAAGATCCGCTCTACGATGATGGAAGTCTCACGCAACGAGAAGTGGCGTAACCTAGTTATTGACGACGGTCACTATGTAATGGCCACTGAGTTTATGTCTAAGGCTCTTGAGAAAGGTTACGAGAAGTTCACCATGATGGCTAAGAATATCTTCGAGATAGTTCTCCTCACTACAAAGTTGAGGCCAGGGCTGAAGGTCTTCTTCCTAACTCATGAGGAAGATACTGGCACTGAGCGTAAAATGAAGACTCTGGGCAAACTCCTGGACGATAAGGTCACCTTGGAGGGCCTGAGTTCCATCGTCTTGTTTGCCGAGGTCTTCTCCGAAAATGATAAACAGATGTATTACTTTGCCACTCAGTCTAATGGATACACCACTGCGAAGTCACCATTCGATATGTTCCCCCCAAGGGTGCCCAACGATCTTGAATTAGTGTCTAAACGCATCGACGAGTACTACTCAGGAATAGACCTGAAGGACTCTAAATGCGACTTTACCTTATAGGAGGATAGTGATGGCTATAGAGATTAATGTAAAATGTATGCAATGCGGAGAATCTCTAGATGTAGAAATAGGGTATACTGCATTTGATGTAGTTATAAAGGTAGACTCTTGCAGTAAGTGCTTAAGCGATGCACGTAAAGAAGGTTACGATGAGGGATATGAAGTTGCAGAAGACACATATTCCGAAGATTAAATAATCCCATAAGGAGGATAGTATGACCTTTCGTGTAACACTCCCTGATGACCCTGACCTTCCCCTCAAGGAGGAAGATAAACTCAGAACCCCTCATGACACCCTGGAGGAACTTAAGGCTGAGATTGAGGCCATGCCTGACCCACCATTAACTACTATCTTCACTGATAGTATTGAACATTTAATCTTATTAGTTGAGGAGGTAAACCCACCAGAGAAACCCAAGATAATTGGCAAGCTACGTGGCGCCCTGGAACTATTCAACCAAAGATAACGGAGGTACTGTGGACGAACTTAGTACAAGATTCACCTATCATTCACCTAAGCCTGGACAGCCTGAGGTCTATGAGATGCTTAGAGATAATGCCCACTCTTTAGCATTAAAGATCCAGGCCCATTGTCCTGAGAGTAGAGAACGATCTCTAGCAATAACAAAACTGGAGGAAGTAGTATTCTGGGCTAACGCTAGCATTGCCCGGAGAAGTTAACCAAAGATAACATCTTGTGGCCTTAGCCACACAATCACCCACCATCCAACTTAATGAGGCAACAACTATGAGCGAATTCGACAATGAAATGGCAGCAATGAATGACACTCTCCTTGACATCGACACCAGTGATTCTCAGGAGCCTTCAGTAGTGGAGTTCGGCGAGTATAAGATTCGCATTACAGGATTCAAGAAGGACTCTGATGGTAAGATTATCCGCACCTCTGAGGCTGGTAACAAGTTCTTCATCACTACCTTCGACATTCCAGAGGAGGAATTCTCCAAGGGTTTGTCTAAGGTCTTCATGGTCCCCACTCCTGAAATGGAACCTAAGAAACTGAATGGTACTAAGTGGGAACTCGAGTGCTTCAAGAGAGCTTTCGGCTTGGCCGAGATTAACTTCTCTAATATGGTTGGAAAAGAGGGCTACGCCATCCTGGGAGTCTCCCACTCAGAACAATACGGTGATCAGAATGAAGTGAAGAAGTTCGTCACTGGGGCCTGATTCCTACGTTCCATAATGTAACATAGCAACGCCACCTAAGGAGGTGATACATGAGATACAAATTCATCCACTGGCGGTAGCCAAACTCATCTAACACTTAGTATGTGTTACTAACTGCCCGACAATCTTAACCCTCACGTAAGGGTGGAGTAGGGTAGAAATGGGTGGCAGACTAATCCTCTGCTGCCCATTACCTTTAGGAGACCTCATGACAGATATACCCCAAACTCCATACCGCCCACGCCTCTCGGTAGAGGTAAGGCAAGACCAGTTCAACAAGCTCCAAGACATCCTCCCCCACGGGACTCAGAAACTCTTGTTCCAGGCCCTCCTTGACGGAGTAATCGAACTCCACAACCGAGGAGGCTTCAACGCTGTTGGAGCAATCATCTCAGGCCATGTCAACATAGTACAGTTGGCTAAGATTGGTGAACTCTATACCCAGGTGGCAGTACCGAAGGAGTAAGCCATGAAGCAGGGTACAGTTAGTGTACTGTTTGGATGCCATTCTCTAGTGCATAGTATAATCGTAATACTTGCATGGAAAAGACTGTATAGAAGATTACCAAAGCTATGGCAAATTGTCTGCATCTTTCTGCATGATATTGGACACTGGGGACTGGATTATCTAGATGATTTTGAGCAGAAAAAAGATCATTGGCGTCTAGGCGCGAGTGTAGCAGGTAGGCTTTTTGGTGATAAAGGATGGCGGATGTGTGCAGGCCATTGTTCACACAGCGGAGTTAGTCTTAGCCCCTTATATAAGGCCGACAAATATTCCTGGTATATAGCTCCTATGTGGTGGCTATGGTTGAATAATATCGTAGAACCCAAACTAGCCATAAATTGTGATAGCAATATGGATGCAATCAGGAAATTTAGGGAGATGGTAAAAGAAAGTATTGAATCAGGAGAATTTACATCGACGCATGAAATGTATTTGAAACGTAAAGGTGAGAATAATGGCCACTATTGAATCACTCTCCACATCAATCTCTCACATGTCCCGATCTGCCTTGTTCGACCTTCTCGGGAAAATTAGAACTCAGCGTCGCCTACGCCCTGCCCCTCGTCAGAAAAGTACTCCCGCTAAGGTAGCACGTGCCCCTAAGAAGGGCAACCTTAAGCAACAGGACTTGTTCCAATATGCTAACAAGTTAAGCGATGATGCTAAGGCTAAACTTGCAGCAGAACTTATAAGGGGACTAATGGGATGATGCCTCTAACTAACCTAAAAGGTAAAACCTTCGGAGCGTGGAAAGTAGGGGAGAGAGTCCCCTCTAAGGGTGGCCACGTACTATGGGTCTCCACCTGTTCCTGTGGCAATGTGAGAGAAGTAAGAGAGGATAACCTCCAGAGAGGCCGCTCTACCAAATGCAAGCAATGCGCATTAGCGCAACTACTCAAGAGGTACAAATCATGACCCAAGATATATCCCAACTCCTCTACATTCAAGTAGAGGATATAGACATCGGAGGAAGATTCCGTAAGGATTACGGAGACCTAGGCCAACTCATCTATTCCATCAAGAAGAACGGACTCATAACTCCTGTTGCCGTGGGAGTAACGGAATCCCTTAGGATTGATTGCAAGTCCGACAAGAAGTACACCCTCCTGGCTGGTGGTCGTCGCATGGCTGCTATCCTTCAGATGGGATGGCCCTCTGTACCAGCCAAGATCTATGACCAACCTCTCACGGAACTTGACTACCGGAGTATAGAACTCGCCGAGAACCTCGACCGTAAGGAGATGACCTATGTCGAAGAAATCGCACTCAAGCGTGAGATTAACAATTTGCAGATCAGCATACATGGAGCCAAGCATTCTAAAACACCTGATGCGCCAGGATGGTCTCAGGCAGACACGGCTAGGCTTCTTAAAGAGAGCCCTGCTAACCTTACGAGGGATCTTAAGTTGGCGCAAGCGATAGAGCAGTTCCCTCAGATAGGACTGGATAAATGCAAGTCCAAGTCCGATGCACTGAAACTCTTGAACTCCATTGGTAAGAAACTTAATAATTCTGTTCAAAGTGACAAGTTTGTCAAGAATATGGGACCTGGCGACCGTACCATGAAGAAAATGCTGGACTCATACATACTACGGGACTGCTTCGAGACATTCTCTCAGATCCCTGACAAATCTCTTGACTTCATCGAGATAGACCCCCCTTATGCTATGGACCTCCACTCGAAGAAGTCCGAAGGTTCTATGCTTGGCTATAATGAAATCGAGATGGTCGAGTACCCCACATTCATAGGCAAAGTCCTCAGTGAATCCTACCGAGTCCTGCGAGATGATGGCTGGATGATCTGCTGGTTCGCTATGGACCCCTGGTTCAACTTCATCTCTACCGCACTCAAAGAGTTGGGATTCAAACTTAACCTCCTTCCGGGATTGTGGATCAAGCCTACTGGCCAAACTATGCAGCCCGAAACTCAATTCGCAAATTGTTATGAACCCTTCTTTTATTGTCGCAAGAATGGCTCAGCCAAACTTAACAAACCAGGTCGATCCAATATCTTCGAGTTCAACCCTATGCCTCCTGGTCAGAAGATCCACCCAACTCAGCGCCCCCTTCCTCTTATGATCGAGATATTCAGCACATTCTGCCCTCCTGGCAAGAGTGCATACATCCCCTTCCTTGGCTCAGGCGCAAGCCTAATCGCTGCACACTCCTGCAAGGTAGGAGCCTTCGGCAATGACCTCACTAAGGAATTCAAAGAGGGCTATACAGTTCAACTTCAATCCTATTTGGAGACTTGTGATGGCTAATACTACAGATATGTTAATTACAACATTCTTCGACGATATTGCTATAGAATTTATTAATAAGGAAACTGGTCTAGATTTCAAACAAGTTTTTGATGGCTCTCTAGCAGGGGGCCCTAAAGTTTTATCTTTCGAAGCATTTGGAAGCTGCCAAAGATGTATAGGTTTAGATAAAATAAATCATCTTATAAATACTTTCAAATCAGCGCCTTTTACATCTCCTGAATATGCAATACTTTTAATTTCAGATGATAATGAGGACTTTAACGATCTTACGAAGGAATTCAAAGAGGGCTACACAGTTCAACTTCAATCCTATCTGGAGACTATCAATGAGTAACATTCTCTTCTTCGACACTGAGACCACTAACCTCCCCCAGTTCAAGAAACCCAACCATGATCCCTCCCAGCCTAAGATCCTCCAACTGGGTGCCATCCTCGCCTCCCCCGAAGGAGATGTAGTCTCAGAGTATTGCACCTTAGTGCAAATCGGCTCTACCCCCATCAACCCTTACGCCCTAGCAGCACATGGAATCTCAGCTAAGAAAGCCAACGAAGAGGGAGTCCCTCCAACAGAAATGTTCCTCAAATTCCATGAAATGTCCCGAGAGTGTGAAGCCTTAGCATGTCACAATTTCAATTTTGATTTTAAGTTGCTTCAGATAACCTCAGCACAAATTCAGGGAACCTTCACTGATCCAGACACCTCATCCCTACTGATGGGTGACATTGAGGAGTTACCTTACTATTGTACTATGACCTCTACGATTGACTTCTGTTCCCTCCCGTTTCCAAGTGGTAGGAAGGGTAAGAAATTCCCTAAGCTCGAAGAGCTTTACAGGATCTTGTTTGATGAGGACTTCGAGGGAGCCCATGATGCTATGGCTGATGTGAGGGCGACGATGAGATGTTACTTTGAACTCAAGACTAGAGGTATAATGTAATGAGTATAATATATCCTAATGAAGAGACCTTAATGGATGAACTTCACTCCATCGCCGACGAGTGCCCAGTCCACACTCTCGGCGCTAGCCTCCTTCAGGCTAAGGAAACAATCTGTGGAGAGCGTCAAGATTCTTATGGAAACCCTGAGAACTCCTTCAACATAATTGCACAGTACTGGTCCATCTACATAGCCAATCGCTCAGCAGGTCATAAGTCTTCCATAACCCCTCTGGATGTGGCCAACATGATGGTACTCTTTAAGCAGGCTAGAAAGCTGGGCCAAATCCACTGTCGTGACAACTACATTGACAGCATAGGTTATGAAGCAATAGCAGCAGATCGCCTTAGCGACTAGGAGGCACTCCATGCCACACACTCGACGACCTAGATACATAACTCCACTGGAAGTCCAGAACATTCTAGATAGGTGTTACGAGGCCAAGCCAGATTGCCACCTGGCCCATATGCAATGTATTGCCAAAGGGATTAATGACCTCCTCCGCGGCCGCCCCTCAGGTCTTATACCAGCACCTGTCAGGGTTGTACCCATCCTATCTCCACCCCAGCCTGACGAATGTCAGACGTGAGACTAAAAGACGTAGGAGTTTCCTACGTTACATTATGTAACATAGCAATAATGGAGGATCTATATGTATGTAGATGAATACAAGATAGAAGCTCTAGAAAGAGCTATTCAAGAATTCAAGGGTGAGAGTCCAACTGTTCAAAATGTAGATGAGAATTATAAGATTGCTAAACACTTGGAAGAATTACTCATAGATATAAAACTAGACCCTGACAACAATAGGTAACCCAAATGAGATCCCCAACCTACGTACCCGCTTCTGGCTCAAAAGACTCCCCTTACATCATCGTAGGAGAGCAGCCTGGGAAGACAGAAATCATGCGCGGGAGACCCTTCTGTGGACCCTCCGGTGTGGAGCTTGAGGACAACCTGCGTATAGCAGGGATTAATAGGGCCGATGTGTATTTCACCAACGTGATCAAGGACGCTGATAGACCATTGGGTCACTACATTGAATTCAACCCTCGTAAAGGGACAACAATTCATCCTCCTGGACAGGAGTACATCAATGAACTCGCAAGAGAACTTACAGAATGTAAGGGGAAGGTTATTATCGCTCTTGGAAACACTGCACTTTTCGCGCTGGCTGACAGAACCGGTGTTACGAAATGGCGTGGATCAGTCCTTGCCCCTACACTTATATCAGATAAACTTCTTATACCGTCTATTCATCCATCAACGATTATCTTCCCGAAGAATCAATACACTAACAAACGACTCCTCATCTACGACCTCCTTAGGGCAAGGAAAGTAAAGGAAGGAGAGTGGAAAACTCTAGAGCGCCATATCTCAATCCGCCCCTCCTTCTCCCAGGCTCTCCACTTCCTCCACGTATGTTCCTTGTGGGGAAAGCTGGGCAATCCCATTGCCTATGACATCGAGGTAGACGTCTTCAATGGAGAGATGACTTGCATATCCTTTGCCTACACCCCCACCGATGTAATGTCAATCCCTTTTACTTGTGAGAGAGGGGACTACTTCACCCTACCCCAAGAGGCCGAAGTCCTCAAGGCCATAGCCTCCCTCCTCGAAGACCCGGCTATCCCCATCCTAGGTCAGAATTTAGTCTTTGACTGTCACTACATGCTGAGGAAATATGGAATCCATACCTCCAACATTCACGATACAATGGTCGCCCAGAAGACCCTTCTTCCTGACTATCCAGTCGGTCTTCACTTCATCTGCTCTCAGTACACTGATATCCCATACTATAAGGATGATGGTAAGTATTGGCTTAAAGGCATCGGTAACTGGGAATCCGGATGGCGATACAACGCCCTCGATTCCGTAGTTTGTGCAGATGCCTACCCCAAGCAAATGGATGCTCTCTTCAAGCAACACAACTACTTCGCCTACGAAAGGAAGAGGAAATCAATCTTGCCCTATGTCTACATAATGGAGCATGGCATCCGTATCAACCTAGGCTCTATGCAACAAGCCTACAACGATGCACTCCATGAAGAGGAAGATCTTCTCAAACAACTCCACCACCTTTGCGGCTTCGAGTTGAATCCTAACTCCCCCAAGCAAGTTGCAACCTATTTTTATGTGACGAAGAAACTCCCCGCATACAAGAACAAGGCAGGAGGTAACACCACTGATGAAAAAGCCCTTAAACGAATCGCCCGTAAGGGCTACCCCGAGGCATCCACCATCCTTAAAATACGTGGACTTAACAAAGAACGAGCAACTTTTCTCGATACTGCTAAAGTTGACACTGATGGAAGAATGCGATGCTCTTACAACCCAGTTGGAACTAGATACTCTAGGGCTAGCTCAAGTGAGAATATATTCGGGACAGGTAACAATCTTCAGAACCAACCCCATAGGGTTCTTACACACTTCCTTGCAGACCCCCAGCATGTATTCTATGGGATGGACCTAAGTCAGGCTGAGAATAGGATTGTGGCCTATGTTGGACGGATTACTCAGATGATCGAGTGCTTTGAGACAGGGAAAGATGTCCACGGACTTGTGGCTCTGATGATGGCCAACCTGTACTATGGAGGCAAACTCCCCCAGGACTTCAACCCTCGTGTCACCCTTGCACCGATTGGTGACGGTAAGAAACCCTGGCGAGACTGGGGTAAGAAGACTGGCCATGCCGCTAACTATGACATTACCTACAAGACCCTCTCCCTGTATAATGAAATCCCTGAGCGTGATGGTAAGATGATCCTCGACATCTATCACAAAGGATTCCCGGAGGTAAGAGGGGGCTTTCACAAACATGTCCAAACTTGTATCAATCGCAACCGAACCTTAACAAACTTACTAGACAGGAAGACTGTCTTCACGGACAAAATAGATGAGCAACTCTACAGAGAAGCATATGCCTGTATCCCCCAGGGATCTGTCGGGGACATTATTGATGAACGAGGTCTTAACTTTGTGTACTACAACCGAGACCCCCTCTTCAGATTCGTTAAACTTCTTATCCAAGTTCACGATCAAATTGGATTCCAAATCCCGACGCCTCTCCATCCAACCACACCAGTGTCCTGGGAAGATCATGGAAGAATCCTAGCCAAAGTTAAGGCCAGTCTTGAGACTCCACTCTATACTCACTACGGATTGAAGTTTACGATTCCAGTTGATACTGAGATGGGTACTTGCCTTAATAAAGATCTCGGAGTTGGACTGGATAATTTTGAGCCTGAGTATTTGGAGAAGCAATACTACAAGGTCACCGAGAGATGGCTTCCAGCAATAATCTAAAAGGAGAGTTATTATGCCAGTAATGTTAAAAACCAAACATGAAATGTTGCGCCTTAGTCTTATTCAGCGATACCAAGCGTTACGAGATGCTATTGAACGGCGAGAACTTAATAGGCCAAGTGAAGGATGTAGTGGTAGGGCACATTGGCAAAACCCTGAAAAAATGTGCGCAACGGTAGCCAACGATATCGAATTGAGAATGGCAGTTGAAGATTTCAAGACCATTCTTGATGAAATTAAAAGACTTAAATAATTCCTACGTTACATAATGTAATATAGAAGATAAGGACACCTAATGTCTAGAAAGCTAGCAGACTGGTTAGACTCTTACATGGTCTATACCCAAAATTCAGAGCCTCCAAAACTCTACCACACCTGGACCGCAATCTCCACTGTGGCCGCTGCCCTCCAGCGAAAGTGCGTGATGAATTGGGGACCTATTCAATTCTACCCGAATATGTATATCGTCTTATGTGGGCCAGCAGGTCGGGCAAGGAAAGGGACTGCCATGGCATACGGAAAGAACTTCCTCTCTAGGTTGGGGGTGAAGATGGCTGCTGAGTCCATCACTCGTGAAGCATTGGTGAGGGAAATCATGAACTCACAAACCACTGAGATAGATTCCGAGACTGGAGCCATGACCTTTCATTCCTCCCTCACTGTGTACGCTCCTGAGTTGGTAGTCTTCCTAGGCTACAACCAGCAACAACTAATGATGGATCTCACTGACTGGTTTGACTGTGGTTCTGGGCCAGATGGTAAGTGGACCTACCGCACCAAACATCAAGGCACTGATGAGATAGTAGGAATATGGATCAATCTGATTGGTGCCACGACTCCAGACCTCCTACGCTCTTGCTTAAGTATGGATGCTATCGGAGGTGGTCTCACTTCACGCATTATATTCGTATACGAACCAGACAAATTTCAGTCCTGCCCTGCCCCCTTCTTAAGTGATGCAGACCGCTCCATGGGAGAATCCCTTTACTACGACCTCGAGCAGATACACTTAATGAAGGGTGTGTTCAAACCAAGTAAGGACTTCATCGACCTTTGGGTC